AGAATAAAATCACTTCTGTTGACATTTCTCAAATCAACGGATATGCAACTTATAAATGTTCAGTGTTTAAAATTGACCCATTAGAAACTGAAGCTAATCGTAGAGTTTATCAAGGTACAGCTTCAATCACTTTAACAAATTCTTATTCAGAAGATTCAACTTACAGATTGGTGATTAACAATGGTCATCAAATGTTTAAATATAGCGAGGACGGAATTTCACCTTGTTCTCCTTCTCTTGATAACCCACAAGAGATTCAAAGTTTAAGCTACACTTTTTATGATGATAAAGGAGTCGCTTTTACAGAAGAGGAGTTAAAAGGTTGCGAAGTAAAATGGAAAGTGCCAATTAAAAATACTTTACTTTCTATTAGCAGCTCTAATGGTGATAATGATATTCCAGATGAAACTCAATCATTTAAATATATTAAAAACGCTACAAATCTTATTTATTCTATTGCAAATAAATATGATTTTGATAAAACCTCAAATGATATTGAATTATCATTAACTTTTAAAGGAACAACTTTTACCGCCACAACATCTTTCATCTTCTTAAAAGAAGGAGAGAGCGGCTCTAATGGCACAGCCATCACTTGTAAAATTGTGCCTTGCACCAATGACGCAAATCCTCCTAAAATTCCTGTTGTTAGTGTTTATACAGGATATGGAACAGGGGAATTAAATTATACCTTAAAAAATAATAATAATACAACAACGCTAAGGAAATCTTCTCCAGTAACGCTTTTTGAAGTAGAACTTTGGAAGAATGGAGAGCGTATCTTTAAAGGCAGTAAAGGAATTGGAGATGTTAATTCTGATGAAGGAATCCCTGTATATATTACTTGGGATTTGATGAAAAATAAATATTCAACTTCAGTAACAGATGACTCTAACTTTAATTGCTATTCTCAAACAGATGGAACCTTCATGTTGGCAAGAACATTCCTTGAAAGTGGGCAGCCAACAACTCCCGCAAATTTGGTGCAGTGTACTGTAACTTATGATGGAGTTACTTATTATGATGTAATGCCTATTGTTGTAATTACAGACCTTTTATATTCTTCAACCAGTCTTATTAAAGACAGATATAAAATTAAATTAAAAGAAAATTCTGGTTTTAAATCAGTAATGTATTCTTCAGATGGTTTGAATCCTCAATATGCAAGTTCACCTTTTGAAATTCAAGTCTTAAGAAAAACAGAGCCTAGCATGAGTTCTTCTGCTCAATGGTATCTCGAAGATGTTTCAACAACAGAAGGTGAATATGCAGTTAATTACACTTGGAATACTTTAGGCTCTATTAAAGTAAAAGAAGGCACTTCTTATGTTGATAAGAATGAAGATACTTTAGAGGTTGTTGAAAGACCAGAATACTTGATTGCTGATTTAGCAAAGAACCAAAAGAGAATTAAGCCTGCTGCGACATACACTGGAGAATGTGTCAATAGTGCAATTACAGTAACAGTCACGGGCGGCACCTCGGACGACGCGTTCTTGATTGGTCATGTTCATATTCCAGTTTATCTTTATTTAAACAGATATGGAATGGCTGCCTTGAATGGTTGGGACGGAAATTCCATTCAGATTGATGAAGATGGTGGTTTTATCTTATCGCCGCAAGTTGGTGCGGGTAAGAAAGATTCTTCAAACAGATTCACTGGTGTTTTAATGGGTGAAGTTAAAGAAGCTGATAGAAGCACTTCTGATATTGGTTTAATCGGATACTCTGAAGGTCAGAAAAGTTTCTTTATTGACGCCGAAACAGGTATTGTTCAATTAGGGAAGAAAAACAGTGGGCGAATTGTTGCAGACCCAAGCAATAAAAAAGCTATGCTATATTCTGACAATTTCTGGAAAGAATATGATTCTGAAAAAGGATTGCCTAAGAGCTATGAGAAAACTAACTACAACAGCGAGGGTATGTTAATAGATTTAACTACTCCTGAAATTAGATTTGGTTCTGGAAACTTCTCTGTTGATGAGAATGGCAGTTTAATATCAACTTCAGGAAAAATTGGTGATTTCAATATCACACAGACATCTCTCTATTCTGGAAACAAAAAGACATGGGGAAGTACAAATGAAGCCGGTGTCTATATCGGCCCAGAAGGTGTTTGTATAGGAAGTAATTTCTGGATATACGCAACAGAACAAACAGATGGTTGGGGAACTAAAGACCATAAACCTGGAGACCTTTATGCTCGTGGTGGTACTATTGGCGGTTGGACTATTTCTCAAACAGCTCTTTATAGTGGGTCAAAATCAACGTTTGATTCCTCTAATTCTGGAGTGTATTTGGCAAAAGATGGATTCGCATTAGGAAGTAATTTTAAAGTTACAAGTGACGGAAAACTTACTGCTAAGTCAGGAACTATTGCGAATTGGACAATAGGTCAAAGTGAATTATATACTGGAGAACATGACTCTCTTGATAGCACTAAATCAGGAATGTATGTTGGAAAAAGTGGTATTTCGTTAGGGGCTTATGATGATGATTTAGGCTCGCCTCCTTTTAAAGTGACCGCCGATGGAGTGCTAACAGCAAAAAAAGGGAATATTGCTGGTTGGAACATTTCATCTTCTGGCTTGTCCTATAACGGAGGCAAATGGACGAATGACGATTCTGCTTTGAAATCAAACAGTTTTTATTTGGGAACAGAAGGCTTAGTGCTTGGGCAGAATAATTTCTGGGTAAATAATACAGGAAAAATGTTTGCTAGAAGCGGAACTGTCGGTGGTTGGACTATTACTTCAGACGCTCTTAAAACCACTAATTCAAACTTATATTTTAAGAACGACGGAACCGTAAATAGTAGTTCTGCCAACTGGCATATTACTTCCGACGGAAAAGCTACCTTTAAAAATATTGATTGTAAAGGTAAAATTACAGCCACTTCTGGAAGTATTTCTGGTTTAACTTCTGCTTATCTACCGAGTGGAACCTATGTTAATGGCGTTGGATTAGCTTCATATATTAAAAATCTTGTTGTTGATTATTTAAACGCCAATACTATTCAAGTGCAATATATAACACAGGGAGATGCAGATAGGACCTGGGATGGGGGAGCGACTTTTTATTCTCGTATAAAAGCAAAAAATGGTATTACAAATTCCGGTTCCCTTACTCAAAATGGAAAAACTACTTTTGACGGAGATGTGACTGTCAAGGACAGTAATACCATTTATTTACCATACGTAACTGGTCATATTAAACTTTTAAGCGCTTCTGGAAAAAGTTATTCTGGATACACTGGCACAGTGGGGCCTACTAAAACAATTACTCTTAATAATGGCCTTATAACATCAGTATCTTAGGAGGAACAAAATGGCAGGGAAATATTTTGACCAGTTCACAAGCGAGACTTATGGAAAATGCTATGATTTCGATGGTATCTATGGCGCACAATGTGTTGAAGGCTATCAAAAGTATTGTAAATGGTTAGGAATGGCTTATTACTCAGGTAACGCTAAAAATATTTGGAAAGGAACCTCTAAAGGGCATCCTGGTTGTACTGCTTATACCCTGTTTAGCACTAGAAAAGTTGGAGACATCGTTATATTTGGTGCAACTGCAAACAATGAATATGGTCATATTGCAATGATAGCCAGTGGCGATCGTTTATATGGACAAAATCAAGGCTCTTTCCCTGATGGAAAAGGTGGAGGTGGCTTCTGTTATATTAGCATAAAAGGAGCTGGCACAGGACAGTTTTTAGGGGGGTATAGACCAACTTCAACATATTTAGCTGGAGCTGAAAAACCAAAAGGAAGAGCTTATAATCTTACCGTCCAAAACGGTTTTGTAATTGGCGTTACTGCAGCATCATAAAAGGAGATAAAATGGAAAACGAATATTTAAATTATCAAATGGAAGAATTAAAAATGTATATCAAACGAAACATTGGAGGCGCTCAGCTTCCTATTGGAGTTACAGTTTACATTTTAAAAGATATATTGAAAGAAATGGAAGATTTATACTATAATAGAGTTCAAGAGGAACAAGCTCGATATGTAGCTTTCCAAAAAGAGCTTCAAGAAATGGAAAATCAGCCAACAGAAGAAGAATCAAATCAGGAGGAAGAAAATAATGAATAATTTTAACTACGGTTTAGACCAATTAGAACGTCAAATTTTAGAAATTTTAAGTCAGTCAGGTATGCCAGTTGGTGTACTGTCTTTACTCTTAAACAAACTGAACCAAGATGTACAGCGCACTTATGCAGCACAAGTCCAGCTTGAAGCTCAGGCGGCGCTTGCTCAGCAGCAGAATGAACAAGCTGCAGCAGCTGCTGCAGAACCAGATCCCGTAGAACTTAGAGGATTCCAGGTTGAAGAAGTAGAAGAAGCAGAATAAGCAATTTGCAATAATAAACACCCCTCTGTTTTTAAGTAAAATGACAGAGGGGGTTATTTTTATGGAAACTTTGTTAGAAACCTATTCTATTACAGACATTTTAATTTTCCTCGTCATTCTTGCTATTGCTTTTAAAGGAGTTGTCAGTTTTGGCGACTGGTTTAAAGAGCGTATGACTAAATGGTTCTCAAAAGATTTGCAAGAAGAAAATCAAAAACAAAGTTTAAATCAACAATTCTCAGAATTGAATGATAAACTTGGAAATTTGTTAGACAAAGAAGAAACAACTTGTAGCTATCTTGACGACCTATCTACACAAGTAAAAACTTTAAACTCAAAAGTGGATAAAAAGCATGACGTGTTAAACAGAAAGATTGAAAGTCTAAACGAACGAGTAGACGCCAACAATAAAAAGTTGGAGGGCGTTGAGTCTCAAACAAAGCAGATGGCAGACGACCTTGCCCTGCTGAAGGCTTCAGACAAAGATGCTATCAAAGCATTTTTATCTGACAAGCATGAAGAATTTATGGAGAAAGGCTGGGTAGACGATTACAACATGGATATTTGTGAGAATCGTTTTAAACACTACAAAGCCTATCATGGCAACTCTTTCATTGAAGGTTTTATGAACGATATGAGAGATTTACCAAACAAAGAGAAAAAATAAAGAGATAAAGGAGATGTATAGTAATGGCAACACTTTTTCCACCGGTAACACAAACTTTTATACCGGCTTTTATAAGAACTGCGCCATGCAGAGTTTATTTTTCTTTACCTGTTTATAACTCATCGGAAGAAATTAAGTATGTTCAAGTAAGTGTAAAATATCAAACCAATAATATGTCGGCCCTAAATGCAACCAATTATCCAACAGGTATTATGGTTACCAATTTAGAAGTTGACAACTCTATTGACGATGATAATAAATATTACATTACTATACAGCCTACCGACTTAGAAAGTGGAATCTTTGAGCTGAACCAGTATTATAAGGTTCAGCTTCGTTTTGTTAATACGGACGCTGCAGACTTACCTGACAGTAATAAAATTGCTCAATGGTTATCTGCAAATCAAAATAACTTTTCAGAATGGTCAAGCGTATGTCTTGTACGAGGTATTCAGAAACCTTCTTTTGAGATTAGAAGTTTATCTCCAGAAGGACAAGACCAAGATGTTATTTTTACAAATTCTGTATTTGACTTTGTTGGTAAAATGTATTTTGCAGAAAATAATGATGTAGAGAAAGAGACACTTAAGCAATATCAATTAAAAGTTTATGACTTAGACTCTCCTAACGAAATATTTGGAGATAGTGGTATTGTTTACACTGATTCTTATTCTCCGAATGAAATAAACTATACATTAGAAAAAGAATTACAAGACGGAAGCTCTTATAAAGTTGTTTGTACTTATACAACAGAAAATAATTACACAGAAACTTTAAACTACTATTTTTCAGTTATGCTTTATAGCTTAGAAGCTATGGACATTGTTGTTACAGCAGAAGCAGATAATGAAAATGGGCGAGTTAAAGTAAATATTAAATCAAAATCAGGAGAGCAGTATCTTGGCAATATTACAATTAGACGAGCTTCTTCTGATACAAACTTTACTATCTGGAAAGATGTCTATACCACTTTAACAACAGGTGAAGGCGGTTTAGATTTTAATTGGTATGATGTAACTGTTGAAAATGGGATTTTATATCATTATGCTGTACAAAAAAGAAGTGCGAGCGGCGCCCGCGGTATCATTACCAAAACACAAATTCCTGTGCTGCCTTATGCAGAAGATATTTTCTTGACAAACGGCATAAAACAATTAAAAATTAAGTATGACCCTTCAATTTCCTCTTACAAACAGTCAGTAACAGAATCTAAAACCGATACTTTAGGAAGCGTATATCCTTTTATCAGACGAAATGGGAATACCAACTACAAACAGTTTTCAATTTCAGGCTTGATTAGTCATTATTCAGATGAAGACTCTTTGATGGCGACAGAGGAAGAAATGTATGGCTCTTCTTTAACAAACTATCAAAACTTTAATGAAGAAAATTTTATAAAACAGAAAGACTTTATTAAAGAAAAGAAATTTAGAGATAAAGTTATTGATTTCTTATATGATGGGGAGCCTAAACTATATAAATCCTTAACCGAAGGAAATATTTTAGTTAAGCTCATGGATATAAGTTTTACTCCTAACCAAACACTAGGACGCATGGTGTATTCATTCTCATGCACTGCCTATGAGGTTGCCGCACCAACTCAAGAAAACTTTATTGAGTACGGTATTCAAGAGACAGGCTCTTTAGGAAGTTACACTCAATATACCACTACAAAAATTGGTCAGTATTACAACACATCTTTTGCCTACGCTGAAGATATTGTTTCAAATATTAACAAAAAATATCAGGACATGACTGATGGCAGTTACACCTATACTTTAAAAGGATTGAAATATTTAAAAATTGAAGTTCATACTTCTTCAACAAAACCAAAATTTTGGACTTATGACACAAGATATAAAAGATACGTTGCATCATCTACACCTTCTTTAGAAGGATATTATGGATATATGGTTAACATCAATGGAACGCCAATTTTCTTTGATAGTGATGGCATTTATGAATTATATGATGATGATTTACTAATTTCATCTGTTTCTTTTGGAACAACTACAACAGCCACGATACATTATGTATGTGACCTTGAAAGAAAAGAGGTTATTGAAGAAACTGTTTCAAAATTCTTTTATAGCCATATCAATGGTCAGCTTTGGGGAAGTTTTGCACCAAAAGAAAAGCAGCTTGATGTTCTTGTTAAAAAATATAAATATAGCGGAGAGAGTGATTACCAGCGTTTCGTTTCTATTAACACCATGTCTATCGAAGCAAATCCTGGTACTGTTGTTTATGTAAAAGATAGTCTTGACAGTAGTTATAACAGATTTGTTGTAGGAGAAACAGGCACTTTATCTTTTGGAAAAGAAAATAGAACAATAGAAGATTTCTATTTTGCTGGCAGACATTTGGTACCAGTATCAAAAGAAAGAAACACTGGTCTTTGGGGAGAATACTATGAACAAACTTCTCCTCAATACGGCTCTCTTGAAAAAATTAAATCTCCTGTCGAAGGAAGAGCTTATTGGGCACAGACTGGTGAAGGTGGTATCATGGAAAGATGGCTATACCACAATGGAGATTTTCATCTCTTTAGTAGTGCAACAGATGACGTAGTTGAGAATGTGGATGCTGTTGTTAACTACTATTGCGATGTTATGAAAGGAGAATATTGATGAGAATAAATCAACCTTATTTATATGATTCAGATTTTCTCCTGGAAATTGACAACCTTCAATATAAAGAACAAATTATTAAAATTACTCTATTGGATTTTTTAGAAAAACCAATTAAAGATATTCAAGGAAAAATTGTAAGTGGTAGCATTAGCATTGATGGAACTTCAAATGTTAGACGCACTTGCAATCTCACTATGATAGCAGATGAGGTGGAGAATAACCGCCTCATCACTATCAATAAAAAAGTTGAAATCTCAATGGGTATCAAAAATACGACAGACAAATATACTCAATATGAATATATTTGGTTTCCTCTTGGAGTCTACGTTATTGTAAGTGCTTCTTATTCAAATGAGACAATCAGCTTACAACTTAAAGATAAAATGTGTTTATTAAATGGAGAGTGTGGCGGCACCTTGCCGGCATCGACTACATTTGATGAATATGACACGCAAGACTCTAAAGGAAATTGGATAGTTGAAAACCCTACAATTTATCAGATTATCCAAGAAGTCGTAAGTCATTTTGGAGGAGAGCAATTAAGTAAAATTTTCATCTCTGATGTAGATTCAAGAGTTAAAAAGGTTATGAAGTGGATTGGCTCATCTCCTTTGTATATTGTAAAGACTACTCAAGGCGGAACAACACAATATGAAACTTATACAAATGAAAGTTCAATCCCCGCCAATTCCGATTATGATATGTATACGTATGGCGATGATATTGGATATGTTTATACGGATTTTATTTACCCATCAGAGCTTATTGGAGATGCGGGCACAAGTGTTGCCGACATTCTTGAAACAATAAAAAACACTTTAGGTAATTATGAATATTTCTATGACTTAGATGGGAATTTTATTTTTCAAGAAAAGAAAAACTATCTTAATACAACCCAAGCGACTGTTGAATTAGAGAAGATGAAAAATGATGACTACTTAGTTAAAATGGACAATGGCAAAAGCGTTTATTCCTTTACTAATGCTAATTTAGTAACTTCTTTTTCTAATAGTCCTCAATGGTCAATGATTAAAAATGACTTTATTGTGTGGGGAGTTAGAACAGACAGTAATGATAAAGAATGGCCTATTCGCTATCATCTTGCAATAGACTCAAAACCACAAATCGGGAATACCTATCCAGTCTTCTTCTATGAGGACCCCGATGATGGAATCACTAAAGCTAAATGTCCAACAGTATTCAACAATATTATAGAGTTTCCTTCTGTTGGAGCTTCTGACGTATTCTATTATTCTAAAGAAGATGGTCATGTTTATAAGTGGAACGGTTCCGAACAAACTTATGAGGTTCTTCCTGTTGAAACAAAAGAAATAACAACAAAAGATTGGCGCACTGAATTATACTTGCAAGGCGTAGAATCTTTACCATACGCAACAGACAATGGATATTATTATACAGAACTCGCTAATGAATGGCCTAAACTTTATGACGTTGAAAAAGGAGAATTCAGAGAAGAAGCGACAAAATACCCAACAGACCTAGACTATTATTTGGATTTTATTGATTCAGGCGCGAGCATTTCTGAATTGTCAATTTCAAATATTGGCAGAAGAACAAAAGTGCTTAATGATGATAGTATAAATTGTTTATTCTCACCAGAAATTCCTGATTTAGTTTTAATTAACTTAGGAGACGATAATGTTAAAGAACAAAGACAAGAGTGTGAGAATCAAGGTCAAGAATATATTCAAGTACCAGAAACAATTTTTAGTATGATTGCTGGCGGCGGCAGCTTTAATAGTGCATTTGATGCTATTAAAGATTTGCTTTATCAATACACAAGCTATAATGAAAGCATTTCAATAAGCTGTTTGCCAATTTATTATTTAGAACCAAATACAGTTATTACTGTAAGAGACACCAGAACAGAAATTTATGGAGATTATGTAATCAACTCTATGACTGTTCCTTTAGACATCAATAGTACAATGAGTTTATCTTGTACTAGAGCGGTTGAAAGAATTTAGCGGGAACCTTTCGGCTGCAAACTAGGTCCCGCAAGGAGGAAAAGGATGAACATAGGACAACTGAGGTCGTCAGAGATTACCGATTATGGCAGCGGAAGTTTAATTAGTTATACTACAACTTCCAGAGCTGTTGGTAATGGATATTATGATACAGCTCTTCAATTAAATACAACTTTAGACAGTAGCAAATGCTATTGTTTAAAACTAGGAGTTGAAAGACTCGCAACAAAACAAACGATAAATGTCCGATTAAAATTTAGAAATAAAGATGATGATGTTTACCAAACTATTAGCACTTTAGAGGTTAGTACTTATGGTGGTACTCCAACATATACGATTGTGTTTCAGCCAAATGCAAACTATGACCAAATTGTTTTTGTGTTAGATAGAACCGATGATGACTTAACAACTTCAAGTGGTGTTTTAGGAAGAACAGTAAAACTGATTTCAGAAAAAACATCTCTTTACCCTCTTGTTAATGTTATTGATAGGCTTACAGCAGATAAATATTCTAATCTAGTGTCTATTAAACAATTAGGAGTAAGAGGAAATAGTGGAACTGTAATGTGCATCAACGGAGAAGAAATTCGGATTGGTCCAAATGGCACTTATGAAATTAACAATGGCACTATGGTTAGTTTTTTAGGTTTCGCGGTAACAGATGCTTCTAAACCCACTGATAGCGAATATTTTATTATAGACTTTTTATATTAGGAGGTAAAACATGGAATCTTTCTATGGAGGAAAAAGAGGAGCTTCTTTTGTAATAGGAGCTTCTTACGATAGCGTCGAGAAGATGGTTGCGAGTTTTGATTTGTCAAGTTGTCCTGTTAAGTATGGAGAATATGCTTTAATCTCAACTCCCAATAAGAGCAACTCAGAGAATGGCCAACTTTATAGACGTGGATATAATATTAACAATGAATTAAATGGTGCTGAATACGTAGGAACTATTGTTGGGCCTGCGGGACCTGGTACGGTGCTTCAAATGACAACCATTGAAGATGCGAAGATAAAATATCAGGCAATGTCTACTGGAGGGATTGTTGGCTCATCTTCAGAAGGGTCTTATGACATGTCTGTTGGTATGGTGCCAGGAAAAGATGGTACCACATGGAACGATAAAATTAAATGGTATAGTTGTTCTTTTCAAACAGCTGACGATGGAGATGCTAAAGCCTATATTGGCTTTGAATTTCCTTATATGATAGTAGATTGGACAGCAGAAATTGTCGATGACGTTCCTACTACTAACAATATTGTAACAAGAGTTGATGATTGCACACACCCTTATTATCAAAAATGGAAAATGAGAATTCCAAAAGGTTCGCAAGGTATTTCTGGAAATGGATTCAACAACTTAAGAATCATTACTGCTAATAAGGATCTGGGCTCTTATGATGGCAAAGATGATGATGTTAGTTATGGTAGAAAAATCTTCGCTTATGATTATTATAATGGAGAAACAGGAACCACAACGCCAATTTATCTTGGCGACTACAATATGATTGAAAATGTCACTCTTGAAGATGATGGAACATTAACAATCAAATATACCCATGATGACGCAACAGTTTTATCAAATAAAATTAAATGGATAAAAACAATTTCTTTAAACTCTGAAACAGGAAAATTTGATTTAACTTATAACACAGGAGACACCTTTTCTTCAACTCTTAAATGGGTTAAAGGAATGGACATTAAAGACGATGGAACAGTCTCTTTAACTTATACAGATGATACAACATCAGACCTGGCTAAAAAACTTAACTATGTAAGCGGCCTAGATGTCGCCGCAGATGGTACGATTACTGCTAATTATACGAATGGAAATTCTTCTACTTTAGATAGTAAGGTTAAATGGATTAAAAATATTGACCTCGCTGAAAATGGCAAATTAACAGTTTCCTATAACAATGGAGATGAAGATTATACAACAAATCTAAAATGGCCTACATCTATTGATATAGACGCTTTAGGAACAATAGTTATCAGATATAATGATGGAACTTTTACACAGCATGAGAAATATCTAAAAGCTATTCAAAGATTGTCTTTAGATAGCGAGAGTCAAAAACTTAAAGCGACTTATAACACGTATGAAGAAGAACTTATTGGAGATGCTTTAAATAGTATTCAAAAGGTTACTGTTAGGAACACAGATTTTCATCTCTTAGTTTTATATACAGACCCTGACAAAAAGACTCAAATTGAATATGACGGAATTACTGGTTGGAGTGACTTAGGAAGCATTAGAGATTATAGTGGTATCCTTATTGGGCCAAAACTTGAAGCCTCTTCAGACCCCGAAAGTCTTGCCGATGTTGAAACAACTTTAAATTACTTAAATGGAGATTCTTCTCCTTATCAAGACGGGTTCTCCAGTATTGAAGATAAAGGAAAAGTATTAGTTGTTAACGACCAAGATGGGGTTAAACAATTTTATGCTTATGATTATGGGAATGAAGCTGGGACATCTCAAGGGTGGTATCATTTAGGCGCTTTTGGTCAGAGCTCTTCTGAAGGAACCTCTTCTAGCGGTACAAGTATGATTGTAACAGGAAATGAATCTTACGCCCAAAATCTTCCAGTTGGCGGCATTTGGTTTGTCGAGGAGGATAGCTAATGGCAGTTAATTATGGGTGGTATGGACAATTAACTGGAGAAGATTTTCTTCCTGGTGCTAATATTGTTGATTTAATTGATTTAGGTACAAATTATTATATCTCTGATTTAGCTATTGAATTTGAACATGATAGTGATTTTCTTTATGATGGGGAAAATCCTATCTATGTTGAAATAAATGGAACAAAAATTATCCCACCAGATAATAATATTTTAGAATATCATAATGTAGAAGTTACCTCTATTAAATTTCCTCTAGCAACAAATTATTTAACAGAAAAAACAATAATCACCTTTGGTACTTCAATGAAAGGAGAGTAAAAAATGAGTGTAGTTAGACAATTAAAAATTAAAAATGAAACAGGTTTTGATGAAGCTGTTGACCTTGGCTCAAAAGCAAAAAATGTTACTTACACCTCATACTCTTGGGACGTAGATACTCAAGAGTATAGCACACCAAATGAATCAACTGTTCAAGAGAGTTTAAATCTTGCAGAGTCTAATATTAGGGATTTGACAACAGAGATTAACAAATGGGAGCCAACAATCTCTGGATTGACTGAAGGATATACAGAGCTTAATGAAAAAGTAGAGGAAGTTTCAGGCTCTCTTCCAGATATTTCTGACATACAGGTTTTAGCAACTCCTATTTATTTTACAGAAACAAACATAATAGACGATATTGTTCTATCTCTTTCTAGTGAAACAACAGAGGACGAAGACTCTGAAGCAGAGCCTATTGTTTATGCGGACGATGAACAGGAAGTATTTTTAGCTTTAAAACACTTCCTATTTTACTTTTCTTACGCGGGACATCATCAGCTGCCAGTTCAATTAACAGGTAGCGACTTTAAAGGAAGATTGGTTTCTTTTGATGTTTTAAGTGAAACAAAAGATGTAAAAACAACTATTCAATTTACTTTGTCTATTCCAGAAGCGGGGAAGGCAAGAATTGAAAACGTAAGAACTTCTACGCTTTCTTTTGACGAAGAAAATGGAGTGACTTTTACCATTGTTGATGGATTAAACGAACTTCCTCTCTCTCTAACAGAAGTTGTGGGAACATATTATTAAAATTTTGTAAACTTTTGTAAAAACTTTTTAACTTTTCAAATAGTCTTGAAAAATAAAATTTAAAGGCACCAGCCACAATAAGTGGTTGGTGCCTTTTTTTATATAGTAATGAAAGGGAAAGGAGTTAATAAAAAGTATGTATCCTAATGCAAATATGCCAAATATGGCAACAACTTCTGCATACGGACAGTACCCTTACAATAATAATCAATATGCTAGATTGGCTCAAATGGAGCAGCAACAATTTGCTTCTCAGCAACAGGCCTATCCTAATACCTATTATGGTATGAATAATATGGCTATGAACAACAATAACACAACGAATTATTTAAAGGGACGTCCAGTTGTATCTATGGAGGAAGCGCGCGCAGCTCAGATAGACCTTGATGGTTCGATGTTTATTTTCACAGACATAGGAAATAAAAAAATCTATACAAAACAGATTAACCTTGACGGTACTGCTACTTTAAACACCTATTCTCTGGTGGAGGACACAAGTCCTTCAGAAAACTATATCACAAGAGCTGAATTGGAAAGCGCTATTGCACAAATCAGAAAAGAAATGTCAGAAAGGAGCGAACCTTATGTTTCAGAACAACCAAAACAACAACAACAGTCAACTGCAAATGTTGTTAAGCCAATTCGGGAACAACCCGCTTTTTAATAGAGCACAACAGATGGCAAACGGAAAAACGCCGCAAGAATTAGAACGTGTTGCCAGAAATTTGTGTGAACAACGTGGCATCAATTATGATGATGCGATGAAGGCTTTTCAACAACAGTTCAAATTTTAAATGAAAGGAGACCTTTTTAGATGATGAATGAAGGTTTAAGTATTGCTGATGCTATGGCATTGGCAACAAAAGGGGAAGATACTGGGGTAGGTATCAATGGTACTTGGATTTGGATTTTCTTCTTGTTCTTCTTACTAGCTTGGGGAGGAAATGGCTTTGGATTTGGCGGCGGCGCTAACAGTGCGGCTGCTCAAGGAGCTTTAACTCGCGCAGACCTGAATGAAAGTTTCCAGTTTAATGACCTGGCTCGTCAGGTTCAAGGAACTCAACAAGGCCTGTCTGATGGTTTCTATGCTGTTAACACTACTCTGTTACAGGGCTTTAATGGAACACAGGCTGGTATTTCTAATTTAGGTTATCAAACTCAACTTGGCATGAATGGAATTACTCAACAGATTGCTCAGAATCGTTATGATGCTCAACTGGGCCTGCAAGGTGTTGGTGACGCTATTACTCAAGTTCGTTTCGACAACCAACTGGCTTCTTGCCAAACTAACCACAACATTGATGCAGTACGTTATGACAATGCTCAGAACACTGCCGCTATTGTTAACGCTTTACATGCAGAAAATGAACAAACTCGTGCTCTTATCAATGCTAACGAAATGCAGAATCTGCGTGACCGTCTTGAAGACAAAGATCGTCAACTCCAGGCTGCTAATTTCCAGATTTCTCAACAGGCTCAGACTTCTAGTATCGTAGAACAGCTGCAGCCTATGCCAAAACCTGCTTATATGGTAAGTTCTCCTTATTCTACTTACCCATATGGATGCGGTTGCGCTAACTAATTGAGAATCTGAATTTTAACATAAACATTCTCTAAAGAGGGCACTTGAAAAAGTGCCCTTATTTTATTATCCTTACAATCTTATCAGAAAACAATAGGAGGAATTATCATGGGATATACAATTAACCCACAATATCAAAAAAGTACATTAAGTGCATATACAAGCACAGAATTAACTTCCAATCAAGAAGCAATACCTTTTGACACTATTGACATCTTGACCGGATGCTCTATCAAAGCAACAGCCGGAGGAACAGAAATTACTCTTGCAAAACCTGGCGTTTATGAAGTGGCTTTTAATACACAAGTTGCAAGCGGTGCTACATCTCCCGTACCAGTAGGTGTTCAGCTTTATAATAACGGTGTAGCAGTTGCTGGTTCTGAAAGTGTAGCTCAGCCTTCGGATTCTGGATACCTGGCTTTAGCTATAACAAAATTGATTAAGGTAAAACCTTCTTGCCCAATGGTAAACAACAGCGCTGTTTTGACCTTTGTTACAACAGCAGATGATACTTTGATTGATAATGCAAATGTAACAGTGATTAAGATTTGCTAGTTAGGAGGAGTAGTATGTTAGATGTTCGTACTGCGGGAACCGCTACGCAGCCGACAAGTCCCGCAACTAATTCAGCTACTCTTGAGGAAGAAACTGTTTGGATTAAAATTATGAGTCAAAATCTTGATGGAGTTATGTTCCATAGCTATGAAAGAGACTTATTTGATTTACTTAAATTAAAAGGCTTTAGAAAAATGCACTGTCATCAGGTTTCTGAAGAAACTGAAGAACTAGATAAAGTTAAAGATAAATATATGAAAGTTTATAAAAAATTGCCTATCTTAACTGCAACTAGAAAGAACCTGTGGAAAGAGCATGAGGGATTTTCTAGTGATGGAATCTCCGGAGAAGAAATTGGAAAACTTGTAAAAGAGTCCATGCAGGCTTACGCTGACTGGGAAAGTGAAGTTTTAGACAACCTATTAACTTGGAAAAGAAATACGAAGGACAGAAAGCTCGTCCATAAGATGATTGTTGATGTTATGGAGGAGCTAGAATTTGTCGAAGCAATTATCAATGTTCTTGAAGAATGTGATTATAGCTACGATAGAGTTTGTGAAATGTCTGACTATCTCGAAGCCAAGTTTTAGATATAAAAAATGGGAAGTGAGTTAAACACTCACTTCCCTTTATTTTTTTGCCTTTTTAACCAAGGTCTTTCTTTTAAGAATTGCTCTTCTTTTTTCTTAGCTTTTAAACTTCTATAAATATAATGGTCTCCAACAAAGACTCCTTTATTTTCTAAATCATGTTGAATCATTTCTTCATCTATTATGTTTTCTCCACCAAGCGACAAAATAGTTGCCGCCAAAGGTGAATACAATTCAATCGTAGAAATTTTTACCACGCGCCCGCCGGCTTTCTTATTTGCGATTGAAGCAAACAAATTGCATCAGCTTCATCATCTGAAACTGTAATACAAAATTTAGACTGAACGTAAGCAATACTTGCTTTTTTCTGCTCTTCTCTTGTCACCCCTCTACCCTGTCTTAAGCTAAGTTTATGTCTCCACTCTGATGGATAAACATACTTGATTTCTATTGTTTTATCTAAATCATAAATCATAAAGACTATTGCGGCTTGTAACCAGGATAGAATTTTATAAATTTGAGGGTTACTTCCATCGGGACGGACTTCTTCAACAACTACTGTTCTTACTCCATTATCTTGAATTAGTTGTCGAACAGTATCTCTCATAATATAAATTCTTTTAATAACATCTTTTGAAGATGAAGTAATGACACCATGCCCTACCATTTCTCCATTTTTTGCTATTGCATATCCAGTTGCTTTTGAGCTTAAATCTAATGCTAGGATACTCATTGTTTCACCTTCCTTATCTACAAGAATAGAATATCATATTTTTATTCGTTTGTCAAGAATTTATTCATTAAAGTTCACCTTGTAAGACACTGCTATTTTAGAATCATGGAATGCTTTAATGACTTCCGCTAAACGCTCTTGCACAGTTCCTTTTTTTCTATTGTAAGAGCGAAGGTCAAAAGAAGCTGAGTCAAGACCTGGAGAAAAAGTAAAAATATTTGGTTCTTTTAAAAGTATTTCTTTCGCTGTTTTTGCATAAACTCTTCCTTCTGTCATATCAATAGCAATAAAAGTATTTGGAAGTTTTGCACTTTGTTTTAAAGGATTTCCAGAAACAAGAGCTTCATATCTTAGAGTGTCTTTTAAAACCTCATCAATTTCTATTGTGTCCATAGAACTTGCATGTAAATTTATCCAATGATTTCCAAACTGCTCCGCAGAAGCTGCAAGAGTGTACATTAAATTTATATCTTGGAGATGCGTTTTAGCAATATTCCCAGAAGGAGTGTAAGCCTTTACTGAAGTATCTACATTTTCATTATTAAAACTAATTGAAATATCAAGTTTATCTTGTGTTTTATGAATTTGATAAAGATTTCTCTTATATTTCTTAGAATAGGCTTGTTGAACTCCTTTTGATAGAAAAGAAGGATCTAAAGCAAAACTTGTTTTGTCTAAGCCTGTTCCAGTTGCTTCAACCAAGTGGTTAACTAATTCCTGTCCAGCAAGGTTAGCGGCGACCTCATCAGCTGCTGCGACACTTGCTTCTCCAAAGAATCCATTATAAGAGGCTTTAGACGCCTCTGCCAAATCAATGGACGCTATTGCTGCAGATAGAGCTTTTGCTGTTCCATATTCTTTTATTTTGCTTTTATCTGGTAAGATGTCTGAGGTTGGAGTTATTCCAAGATATTCATAGAAACTTTGAAAATTATTATAAATAGTATCTAAAGTAGATTCGCTTTGATGTTTATTAAAATAGGCTATATTTGAATATATCCTTGCTCTCATATTTTTTGCTTTTTCAATATCAATTTTATCTACATCTAATTGAACGTCTTTAGAGCTTGAACTTGTTGTCTCTTGGAAAATATCTGTTTTTCCAATTTCATTTGCGATATAATTCTCTAATTCTTTTTGAATTTTTTCAACACTATTCTCTTGACCAGCTCTCAATTTCGCAGCTTGAGAAACTTCCTCTTTTTTAGACTCTTTTGCAACTCTTTCTTTTAAAACATTCAAAGTTCCGTCTGACACAGTTGAAAGAGAATTTATCGCTTCTAAATTCTTTCTTTTTTGCGCAGCCAAGCTTGCTGCCAAAGGTTCTTTTACTCCATTGGAATTAACTCTAGCCGTACCATACTTTTTATAGTTATAAACATTTAAATGAATATACTCCCCTAACGCACTCATATCTTCTCCTTCCTACATATAAAAAAAATGAGGGGTGGAATATCTCCACCCCTTTTAAGGTTCGTCATCTGGGACGAAGCGCTTACATAATGGTTCTCATTTTGTATTAGGCTGAGAGGCACCTAAAGTATTAGCCTACTGATACTTCACTAGCTGAAGCACCGTCTTCTACGTGTGGCATTACTGTTTCAACACTAGAATCTGCACTAGTGTAGTCTTCAGCAACCTGCATTACGCACAAAACCTTTTTGTTCTTATTGAACATGGTATAACCTGGGAATGCGTCCATCGTGAAGCTGAATGTAGAAGGGTCACCAGTACTAGCCATATTGAATGTAAAGTTAGACTGAATCTTAACGTTTGGCAAAGTAATAGTAGCTGGCATATCAACACCATCGCTCTGACGACGGAACAGTGTATCTGCTTCAACATAATAGTTTCCAGCGAAGTTTTCTGCACCAATCTGAATTTCACCAGTATTAGCCAAAGTACGTACTACATAGTAGTCAACAAGCACATTCTTAGTAGCATAAGCTGAGAAAGTGCCAGATTTAGGCACAATTTTTTTACCATCTTCAGAAATGCTCAGCTCGTCCTGTGGAATGATTTCACCTGTTAAAGAACCATCTTCATCTGTTAAAATAACAAAAATTGTTCCAGGCTCGTTGCAGATAACTTCAGTTCCATTAAGAGCATTTGTCAAATCAATTTCATTTGTACTTACTACTGTACGAGTAGTAACGTGCATATTTACTTTTTTAGCCTCTGGAGTTTTAAGTAAATCAGCTCCAGAAAGGATACTCAGGCCGTATGTAGAAAGAAGAGCGTCCTCAACTGTAAAAGTAAGAGTCTTTTCCATTTATATTCCATATAGTTCGCAAAGCTATATGCGTTCTCTTATGAACTGCTACACCTTTATATATACGTGTAGATTAGACTATATCTTCATCCCGCTCTTTGCAGGAGCCTAGCGCTTCCACTCGCTTGAGTGTACTCCCCTGAGGGATAGTCGTTGAACCTTTTTACGAATTAAACCTTTTTTGTCTTTTACAATTTTCTGATTGAGTAATTTTTTGCAAGTTTGATAATTTGTTGTTTTTGGGGTTGCCATCAATATGATCAATGACATATCCATCTAAATCATCATCATTATTAAAAGTACAATAAACAAGACGATGAATATAATAATGTTTATTCCGCTTATCTTTTCCTTGTAAACTTACTCTTTCATAAGTTTGACAATTATCCAAATGTAAAAGCCTATTAGTTTTATTGTTTTTAACTCGCCCCATGTTTGATATAGAGTATAAAGCATTAAAATTTAATTCTAACCACTTTTCACCATCTAAATCGTTTATATGGTAACGAGGAGGCTTTCTTCCTTTTTTTGGATTCTTTTGTAAATATCTTTGAGTGTTTTCTTTTGGTGTCACCCACTCTAAATTTTCAATACTATTATTTAATTTATTTTCATCAATATGATTAACATAAGGTAAATTATAAGGGTTTGGAATAAAATACTCTGCAACAAGACGATGCGCATATACCATTTTTTGAAGTTTTTTCCCTGGTATTTTATTTCCCAAAGCTAAACCATAAACCCTATATCCTACATTATCAATTTTTCCGGTAAGAAATCTATTAGATTTTTTACTAAATAGCCTTCCGTCCTCATAAATTAAATAATCGCTATCTTCTTTTAAAGGTTTAAAACGTAAACTTGGCTGCTGAACGTCTTTCATATCTTTCTCCTTTTTATGAAATGAAGTATAAAAGATTTAACAGCAATTCACTAGGTATTTCTAAAAGGTGTTACCACCTTCGGATGGTCTAAGACTTATATACTCCATTTAACTTTTAATAATAATATCATATTTTTAAAAATATGTCAAGTTAAATGAAGGCAATAGACTAGTCTACTGTTCCTTCCCAACTAATAAGCCTGGAGTTTCCGCGTCCACCCTGTGCATAAACGCTAGTAGCAGCCTGCTCAAGAGTGGAGGTTTTTGCCGTATCAATATGCAAAACAGGCTGAAGTTTCTTAAATGTTGTTGCGCCAATTTTCTGCTCGCTCAGCGCTTTGAAGGTAACATTAGCAATCTCACGAACACCAAAAAGCATATTTCTTCCTCCTCTAATTATTCTATCTCTTTCATCCAATCCATCCAGTCATCTGGCAGATCGTCCATTTTTCCACCTGCTAACAAGATAGAAGAAATTCTGTCTGCCTCAGATTTCATTCGGTAACGATTGAATGTGTCGTACAGCATATAAACTGTATAATTTGACAATGTGATAAGGTCAATATTCATTCCCGCTTGAATTATTGACATTTGCCTATCTAAGATATGAGTAACGCCCTTTTCCCCTTTTTCCGCAGCTAATTTTTTGTGTCTTTCTTCAAACTTCTTGGCTAATTCAGCCGCCAGACTACCGCCAGGATTATACTTCTCTTCCTTGTTTTCTTTCAGATGAAACATTTTCACAAGTACTTCCCGGAAAGCCTCAAAGTTTCCATTGTTCAATTCTTTTTTGTTTCCGTCTAAATCTTCTAATTCAAAATGAGTTTTTTTAACTCTCACTTTATGTTCTGGAAACAATAGACTAAATAACTGCAAAATGTTAATTTTATGAGTAATAGCAGAAGGCTCGTTCTCATTTATCATTGTCATAATAATATCAAAATCACTGTATTGTTCTAAATCTTTTTTGTCCTGTCCTTCAACTTTCTCTTTTGTAAAAAGTAGGACACTACATGCTCCATATAAAACTTTGTCTCCACCAATCATAGCTATTTCTTTTAAAGTTGGTTGATGAATACCCGTTTGAAGCGGTAGGAATAAAATATCCGCGCCGGTTTCAAGAGCTAATAAATTATCCATTATTCTTCTTCAATCTTGTCATCAGTACTATGAATAGCTCTATAAGTCAAAGTGTATCCAGATAATACTTCATCAAGAACCAATTCATTACAAGAGAAAAATTGGAAAGTGCCAATACCTGACAGTCTTGAATTATTCAATAAACCATCAATAATACCGGCAATCTTTAATGGTCTTAATCTAAAACTTCCAATATCCCAATAATCTGTATGACATAAAATATCAAAAGAAACAGTACAATCTCTAAATTCTGGGTTACTAGCATTTGTGGTAAAGTTATCAAAAGAAATAAGAAGATAAGATTTTACTTCTTCATGTTCTCCAAATTTAACTTTTGGTTCTAATCTAATATAACCATCGCTTCTTAACTTGGCAAGGCTCATTTCTTTAATTCTTTTTTGAACATCTTCATTCGTAGTATTCTCTAAACAGTCTTTAGTGTTAATAGTCAATAGACGAATTAGTTGTTCACTATATGGATTGCTTTCCACAAATAATTTTCTCAAAATCTTTTCATAATCTCTTTCGCAAGAGAGAAATGAGGATTTGAGCTTGTGCATCCCAGGCGGGTAAATTAAATCTCTTCCCATGCGGGACCTCCTTTTCCTCCGTTTGAATCAACCATTAGGCTGAAATCTAGGTGCCGCTAAAGTATCAAGACTTCAACATCTAATGTTAATTCTTCTAAAAAATCGTTATAAATAAACGTTAAATTTCCTTCAGTTTTAGGTATAGTTACAGTTAATTTTGGCCCTTTAATATTCAACTCTTGAATTTTTCCATCTTTGTATTTTACAGACCATGTACCATGCTCTCCAGCATCAATGGCCTCATAAGTAACTTTACTATACTGATAAACCTGAATAGGACCTTCAATGCGACTTCCTTCAGTTGGTCTAGTAGCCTCTTTTTCCGCTAAAGCCTCTTTTCTTTCAGCTTCTACTGATTCTTCAATCGGATTCTCAAAATATTCATCTAAACTAATTTTGATAATACCGTCTGCATAATAAGGATTTGAAGCTACAACTTGCCAATTCATTTCTCTGTTTGTAATTTCCTCTTTAACTTTAATAATACTAAAGCGATGAAAGAAATCAACTGTATTGGCATCTTTTGTAATATACATCTCTAAAGAATGGTTCATTTCATTCCATTCAACGCCACCCTTTTGCGCCCACGTAAGAGCAGTCTCCACAGGGCCTCGGATATAGACGTGATATTCTTTTCCATTAACCAAAGTTGTTTGGTCGCATCTTCTAATCTGGCATCTAAAATAAGCATTTTCTTCAATGTACTCTAAATAATTTAACCAATAAGTTTCAGTTTCTTTCCATTGAAAAACGTCGCCAGGTTTCATTCCAATCTCTTCTTCTTCTCCTGTTGTCAAACAAATATTAGAATAAGGAATTGAAATAACTTTATTGTCATAATCTCCTGATTGCTTATCAGGATTGATTAAACATCTAAATTCTCTGCCATCTGATAATATAGCAGTCTCTGCTTGATAAGAGTATAAAAGAGCTTTCTTCAATCCGGCAACTTTATCTTTGTGCATACGGAGTTCTTGGTTCTGCCCTCCTCGATAATCAAGTCTTGCTTTCATTCCATCTCGAAGCCCCATAGACTCTTCCTTTCCTAGAATGATTCTTTTAATTCCTCAAAAAGAGTTAAACATTCAAAAATTATTTTTCTATATAAAGGAAAATCTTCTTTCTTTGTTAAAGAATATAATCCTTCTAATTTACACAAGAGAGAAAACAAAATTTCATGTTTTCCAATAAGCAAACTATCCATTCCTGTTAATTCTTCCAGAATAGAATCCAAACTCTTTTCCCAGTTTGATTCTTCTTCTCTTAATGGAAGTAATTTAAAAGTTTGGTTCAATAGTCTACGAATGTTACTTTTAATAGCATCGTTCTCTATTGAACCATTTCTTTTAATTATCATCTGTATTCATTATTGAACCGAGAGTAGGCCTAAAGATTCCATTTTCATCTTTTAGACGTCGTTTATATAAACGCTGCAAAGCGAAACCCTCTTGTTCATACTTCTGTTTCAGTTGGGATAGTTTAGCCATGTGGTTAGCTTGTGAAGTGAACTTAAAGTCGTTACCAGAATATTTCATTCGGGTATTTTCAATACTAGCAAGCTGTTGTCCAATCCAAGCTACCACCATATAAATTGCGATAATGTTAATTTCTTCTTGAGATAATTCTACATTAAATTCTTCAAGCTCCTCATTATAGTCATAAATGTCTACTCTAGGAAACTCAAACCAGTGCAAAGATGTTTCTAATAACTCCAATAACATTGGTTTAAGATCGGTATCTGTCATCTCCATGAACATATCATCTGTAATACGACTATAAAAAGACTTGTAAACTTTTTCAAAAGGCGTTCTCATATATTACCTCTTACTTTACAATTTTATATTTTGGTGGTTCTGTGCGGCGACCTGTTTGCTTCGTAGTGGTTTCTTCTTCCTGTGTCTGAATACCAGCTCTACGAGTTTTTGGTTTCGGTTTTTCTTCTTCTGCAATTTGAGATTCTTTATTGATACGAATCGCATTTGTTACATCAAATTCCAAAGCATCATAAATAGCTTCACGCTTATTCATGTCATTTAATTGAAGCTCAACCGCCAAATCTTTAACAGTATTTAATACCCCAACTGGAGCAAAATCTAAGCAATCTTTTAACTCATCTAAAGTTCCGGTTAAAAGCAAGTCTTTAATTTCTTTCTCTGTATAATAATATTCAGGCTCTACTTCTCCAAGCAACTCAGCAACAGCTTCTTCATTTCTAATAATTAAGCAGTTTTCTAAAAGGTAGTGACCTCCTGAGCGGCCATCGAGTTCCCGCAACTCTCCCATTGTAACTTCTTTTGTTTGTTTTGGTTCAAACTGTCTACGAACATTTCTTTCTGGTAAACTATAACCAGTACGTCCAAAAGAACGATTTGTTACTTTAACAATAGTCTCATTATTCAGCATTTAATACTCTCCTTTTTCTCCTTGTGATACAAATAAAGCGGGGGCTTTAAGCCCCCGTATAATAACTAGCGCTTAAACGCAGTATTAAGTTTATTTATTAGCGAGTCAGTTCGCTATTTACATAAGCGCAGATGTTGTTCATAATGATGTTTCCAACGCCGACTTTCTTGTAAGTCTGAACTTCTCTTGAATAGTCTTCATTTTCAACTTCACGAACGATTGTATTACCCTCGAATACAATTTTAACTGGTTTTTCAGCGCCACTTGGAATGATGTAAGCAACAGAAGGGTCGATTACTTTTGTTTCATTCGTTTCATCTTCATAAGACTGTGGCAGTACGATTACCTGATGACCTTTGTAGTTAGCCAGGTATCCTTTAGACCATTTTTCAATCTTATGAGTTTCAGCTACCCAACCCTGAGCAGGAACCATTGTAGCTGCAAATTCAAATGTGCAGTAAATGGCAGCTGGTCCACCATAAGCATCAGCGATCTGAATCAGACGATCCATTTCAGCTTCGTCAAAACCAGTCTGGTTAGAGCGGTTAGCAGCAGGAAGCTGACTAACAGCAGCTTTCAGGGAACGTTCAATTTCGATATAAATTGCTTCGTCCAAACCTTCGAGCATGATGTCCAGAACATCAGACATCTGGATACGACCATCAAGGAACTCCTCGAAGCCGATCTGAGCAGCACCACCAAGAGCGTTAGTTGGTACTTCATAGTTACGTCCGTCCAGTTTGAATACTTCGTAACGTCCAGCCAGACCTACGCGAGTAACGAACTGTTTAGCACGTCTTTTTGCAGCAGTAGTAATACGCTGAGTGAAAATCGCTTTATCTCCCTGTGGGATAGTGCGAGTTTCTGCAAACTGTCCATAAGATTCCAGAACTTTCTTAGGCAGAACGTCATCAATAGTTTCTTCAATCAGACGGAAGATTGCATTTTTATTTTCTTCAAATGTTCTATAATCACAAGCGTATTCATTCAATTCTTTACGCAGTGTGTCATTTAATTCAGTATAGCTAAATTTATCTTCACCAAAAGAATAAGCAACAGCAGAACTAGGAGTTGCATTAGCAGTGATTTTAGCTAACTGTGTCAAATCTTTAAAATTCATTGCCATGTTCTTTCTCCTCCTTACGCAATACGCATCAGCTTAACAGCTGGCTGGCCATCTGCCATTGTGTACACTTTAGCAACCTCAAACTGGATTGTTCCGTCACCATCTTTTGCCAAATAGCCGTTAGCATTAGGGGAAACAACATCTCCAACTTTGAAATCTCCCATATCAACTTCTTTGTCATCTGCATCATTAGCAAGAGCCAGACAGTTAGTTGTATAAATGTCACCAATGTTAGTTTTCAGGCAACGTGGAGTCATCTGACCTTCAAAAGGGCCTGTTCCATAGTGAGTTTCAGGACCACCTGGTGTGAAGTCTTTTTTCTGCATAGCATAATCTTTATAGTACTGACGTTCTTTATAAAGTTTTACTTCATTGAAAACCATCAGCCATTCACCTTTGCCAGTGAAGTTTACTTCGTGATTTGCGTAATCATATTTTACAAACTGACCATTCTCCAGAATTTCAATATCTTTTGCAGCTGGAAGCTGAGAAGGGAGCTGGCCTGTTTTCTGGGCAGACAGTAAATTAGGTTCTACTTGTCCAAAGCCTAAACGTTTCATTCAGTTTTTCCTCCTTATAATTAACCATTATGACGGTTATTTCTTAATGCAGTAATGTATGCCGGTACACTTCCTGCTGTTCCTTCCAGAGAATAAGTCATTGGAATTTCTTTTTCTTCTTCCTTAACTTTTTCTTCGGAGAAATTTACCTTATTTCTTACACATAAAATTGCAAGTTTAGCTTCAATTTCATCATAAGAATATTTGGCTTTATTGGAAATTACATCAATTTTATCTTCGTCAGATAACATGGAGTAACTTTCAATCAATTTATCTTTCTTCTCTTCCTCGATTTGTGCTTTAAATTCACGCAGAGTTTTCACTTCTTCTTCAAGGTTGGAGAAGTTTGTGCGGGCCTCTTCGGCCTCTTTTTTGACGGCCTCATAGTCAGCCATCAGAGTATTATATTTATCTTCCAGTAGCTCATACTCTTTTTTCTTCTTTTTATCTTCTTCATCTTCTTCTTTTTCAGAAGCAGAATCTTTTTTGTCTTCTACTGGCTCTTCTTTTTTCTCTTCTTTTGCTGGCTCCTTATCTTCTTTTTTATCTTCAGCAGCCGCCTGTTTCTTTTCTTCATCTTCTTCTTTCTTTTTAAAAGATGTTTCAGGTTCAACAGGTAAAGAAGTTTCTTCAACAATGTCTTTTACTTCTTCAGACATGGAATCTCCTTTCTTTTGCTCAACTAGGACTTTTTGCAAATCTTCCATCATTGAGAATAGGGTGTTCTTAACTTTAGAAAAATTACTAGCTTTTACAGACGCACCTTCAAAACAAGGTTCAACATCATCTCCTAAAATGCAAAGTTTGGAGAACGTTGCGTCATTGATAATGAAAAAATCTAAGTTTTTATTCGGGTCTTTTGCCCATTGTCCATTCAAGGTCTTTTCTTCTAGCTCCATAGACTGACCTTTTCCTGAACTAATAACAGACTGACATTCTGGAAATTGTTCTGTCCAAAGATAACCAGTTGTCATAAGATACTCTCTAACGCAAGTGTTACCAAGCTCATCTGTATCCTCAAAGAATTGAAACCAAACCTTTGCGTCAGGAGCTACAAAACCATAAGGCTTCGTTACACACGTAAACTCAAATCCTTTTTCTTCATCATAAACTAATCTACTGCCGTGGTCATCAAAGTCTTGCTTTTGTTCGTCATAGACTCCAACAATAGGGCAGCCTCTAAGAGTTTTAGACATCTCAGTGGCCACCTCTTTTGTTATACAAGAGCCATTTCTATTTTGACCTACATACATCACCTTAATGTCGCAAGTGCTCATTAAAGGTGAAATATCTACCGGCTTAAGGTTAAGAAATTCAGGAGAATCAAGAGTGCTTACACTTTTGTTCATGTGTATAACTCCTTTCTCTTTTATTTAACTTTAAAATAAACGTTATTCTTTTCTAATCTTTTGTCCTAAGATTCAGATTCTTGGTTTTGCATACGTTTTTCACTTGTAGCTTTTCCTTGTTCTTCATTTGTTGGTCTGCCACCTTTTTTCTCATCATCAGTTTTTGTTGCTGAATTTGTTTTCTTAGAAGAAGTTTCTTCTTTCAAACTTTGAGCGTTCATTGTATTAGAACTCATCGGTGGAACTAAACGTTCAACTAAATTTAGAACATCATTTTCAAAATAAGCTGTCGCTAAAATTGAGCTTTGAGATTGTCCAAGAGCAATCTGTGGAAGCATTTTGGAGTAACCCAACTGCGTCATTTCTTTATACTGCTTAGAAATATCTTTGTAGTTGTAAATTGTTGTTGGTAAAATACTTGCTCTAAAAGAATATTGTTTTGCACTTCCATTATATTTCAAATCTAAGATGTTATTTAATAATGCTTCAAATTGCAAAACCAAATCTAATAGTGCGGCTTCGTCATTTAAAATAGATTTTTCTAAGGCAATATTTCCATCAGTATTAAACTGCATCTGGGAAACACCTGCGGCATTAAATACAGCTCTTTCAGCTTTTGCTACATCATCAGAATCAGCACTAGTTTTTGCTTCAGCCATATCTTCAACAGAAATATCAGCAACTGTTGTAAGGACGTCAATACCAACAGCCTGGCCAATCATGTTAACTGCCGCTCTATGTAAATCTGCCATTTCGTCTGTATCAAAGACTAAGTTATAATTCTTGTCTAGCGGGAACTTCTGTACAAGAATTTTTAATAATTCTTGCTCCTGTTTTTTGCGAGCAAGAGCCTGAGTATCTTCCAAATCAATTAAAGCTGGAATAACAGACATGAATAAAGGCGTATCTTCGTTGTTTATATTGATTTTGATTCCAAAATCTGGGTCTAACATATACCAACCTTTTGTATCTCCTTGGAACATCGGCGGTAGCTTGCCTTTGATATAAAGCATGTAACCTTTTTTAAACTCTGGCGGGAAAAGGTTAAGCATTCTTTTTCTCTGTTCTTCATCTCTAAATTGGTCATCAAAATACTTCATGTTGAACTCAACGACTGGCCGCCCATCAGGCCCGCAGAATCTTGACCGACAATAGTAAGAAGGTAATTCTTGAATCATTGGTCTATTTTTATTTAAAATTAAATAGCCATAATAGCTTCCTCTACGTACAACCTTTAAGGCGATGTCTCCAAAAGTCTTTTTAATTTCAAAAGCGTCAAAATATTTTAATGCTTCATCAAATTTTTGTAGACACTTGTTTTGTTTTGTTTCGTTAATTTCTTCATTTATGTATGGAGTAATATACCAATCATAACGATACATTCTGGCAGCATATTTACATAGTCTTGAATAAATACCATTTGTTCTGAAATAATAATCAGAAACCTCAATCATTTTAGGATAATCCAGATTCCCAATAGCTTGCATGATATTTCTTTTATCGGACATATCAGGCCGAGCTTTTTTGGTCTGGGTTTGAGTGAAAATCGCATCAGAGAGTGTCTGGGCGCCGATTTTAATTTTACTGAAATCTACATGTTCTTTGCCATTCAAATTGTTTCACCTTTAGGGACGCAATTCGGCGCGCCCATATCCTTTCTAATATCCCGCAAGGCGAAAAATGTAATCATAAGAGATTAAATTTTCGTCTGTGTACGGAATAACAACAAGAGTATAACCATGTTCTTTACAATATTCTCTCTTTAATGTATCGTTGTGAACCTGTTTCCGTAAGCCTTCAACACCCCCAAAGACGCTCTTTGGTTTGTAGTGCTGTCACTGGACTCCTTGATATTCAATCAAGAAGTCTATTTCGCCGCCGTCATCAAATACACAAAAATCGAATCGTAAAGGATTACCCCTTGAACTTACCAAATCTGGAAAAGAGTATTCTTCTTCAAAAACTACGCCATTCCTTTGTAAAATTTCTTCTATTTTAATTTCTGCTCGAGATGCTCTCACGTGGCTCAACCCTCCTTTCTATCCTCAACATAGTAACGCCAAGATAAACGTTCACCAGTTTCAGGATGCTGTCCACACGTGCCTCTTCCTTTTTTCAAGTGCATACATAAAGTATTTGAACCAATGCCGCACCATCGAGAAGCAGCTGCAAGAGAGTCAAAAATCTCTCCCGTATTTATACATTGAACAGCTTTGCATCTTCTTTTTCTGTATTCAGGGTCTTGCCACAAATCTCTTACTTTCTGGGGGTCTGGCATACATCTTTTTCTATATTCAGGGTCTTTCCATAGCTCTCTGTTCCTTTGAGAAGTTTTTTCTCGTCTCTCTTGAGTCCAAGAAGCTTTCTGAGCCTGTCTATATTCCTCTGTCTGCCACTTACTGGCCATCATTTTTCCTTGAGCCTCTTTATACTCTGGAGTATTCCTTTGCTCTTTTAATTTTGAAACAATTTTCTCTTTCTCAATAGGATTGTTCCAAAGGTCTGCAAAATGATAGCCTGAAACATTAGAGCTTCTTATATTATAACCATTTAAAGGGTTTGTAGAATCATATAATTTTATGTAATATGACTCTCTCTCATCTGCCATTTCTTTTGTTAGATTTTCTTCTAAAATAATATGGTCGAAATTATCCCAACCATAATTATTTATATCTCTAAAGAAAAAGGTATTCCCTTTATATCCAGCCCCTTTTCGCCATCTATCTTCTGGCTTTTGACATGTCTGTCCTACATAAACCAAGCCATTGATTCTGTTTCTATGAAGATAAATACAATAGCGTCGTAAGTTTGAAGACATAGGTACTCCTTTCTACATTAAATAAATTATATCATCTTTAGTTTCTACTATTTTGTCCGCGGGACCTACTTGGCCGCTTTTCGGATAGTGTTCCCGCATCAATTAAATAACATTAAAGAAGACATTTTTCTTTTCTTTCTTCTTTTCTTTAAATCCTCTTGCATGTGAACATAATGAAGTCCGTAAATAAATGCAGAGAATTTATCTTTCTTAATACTCTTAGAAGAACGTTTTAAAACAATATTTAAACCTTCTGTTGACTCAACCAAATTGAGCAACTCTTCACGCAGCGTAGTAGTTGCCGCATAAGGTTTAAGATAAGCATATCTTTGTGGCGTAGACATGCTTCTACCAACTTGTGTAGCAAGTAAATTTGTTTTAGCTTCTGTCTCATCAATTAACAAATTTACCTTTCCGGCACTTAATTGAGATTTTGCATAAGAATACATCTCAGAGTTCATGCCGGCGTTAGCTTTAATTATATACAAAGCATTTAATTCTGTTGCTTGTGTTCTAAACGCTTTATATTTTCCATCATCATCATTCTCAACGCCAAATGGAGGTAACATATCTCCAGTCTCAGGGTCTTCATTTGAAATAACTAAGAAATCTACTAAACCGGCACCAACACCATTCCCATCGACTACCATCGACTGACATTTGTATTGATAATACAAGCGTTTCAAGTGTATAGACTGAATACCAAAATGTTCAGCTTCAAAGCTGTAAATGTTTACTAAATTTTTTATATCTTGACCATACTCTTGTGGATTTATTTTCCAAATACAGGCTTCAGTGGTACATCCGAATCGTCCAACATCGACACTCATTATATAATATCCATGTTTTCCTTTTCTCTCTGAAGCTGTTGTTTCTGCTTGTTTTAAAACTCTATTCTTATCAATAATTTCAGGAGTAAAGAAAGCATCTTCACTTGCGCCACTCCATCTACTGTTGTATTCACGGTCAAAGCTCTCTTCTCGAAAAGTGTCCTGGCTTCTTAAGTCATCTACGAAAGTTTCTTTTAACAATCCTTCTTTAACAGGAATCTGATAGGTTCCACCCATTACCATTACTTCATCTTGGTCAATAGCACCACGAACAAATAATTCTTTAAGTTTTTTGAAAGCAAAAGACTCTCTAAAACCTGCTGTTGTAATATAAACCTGACTTTGGTTAATAATTTCTTCTGGGTGTCTGGTTCCATCAGGAAGCAGCCTGTCAACATTCATCGTAGGAATCAAAATTTCGTTCAACGCGTCCTGGTCAATCAATATAGCTTCCTCAAGAACTCCCGCCGTACGACGCTGACCACGGGAAGTTTCAGTAGCTGGCATATTCCCTAACTTAGAGCCATTCTTCCAAACGTAACTAACACTATCTTTTGAGGTTTTTGAAGCTCCTCGCTCATGGTTAATTTCATTTGCAAAAGCGGGTATTAGGCTTTCAATCTCACTAACCTTTTGCAGCGTAATGGACGCCGCCTGCTCTTTACCTCCAGTGGAAACGAATACGT